AAACTAATGCCTGAACATCCCCGTGTGAAATTGCTTCCAGGGTTTTTTTTGTCTTTTCGTTTTCACTAACTTCTTTAATTATCTGCCCTGCCCCTGCTCCCAATGTTCCACCTGCCACACTGCCAGGAATGCCTCCCAGGGATCCAACACCTGCACCTATGCCACCACCAATGGCAGGGGCAAATGTTTTCAATCCACATCCTGAAGTAAACATAATTAGTAAAACAACATAACGCATCAAAAACTAAGGGGTTTGGTTAGAATATGTAGCAGATCCAAACAAAGTTCCGTCAGCTTTTGAATGTGAACCAATACCAACATCAGAAATTGTGGTAGGTGTTGTTCCACCATTAGTTTGACCAACCTGCGAGTCACCCATTAACCACCATCCGATTGGGGACAAACTTGTCAAATCACTAGGTGTTCCTGAATTGTACAAAGTAGCAATTTGACCAGTTGCTGTTTGACCTACACTTACACCCCCATCAGATAAAGCCGAGTCCCACACTGATATTTCATCAATGTTTACAGGTGCCCGATCATTCCATCTGCCACGAGATGAACCATGAATTGATACTACTCCACTTGTACCTAAACCATTATTTGTTTTAGCTACTGATACTTGCAGTACCCCGTTCACATAGCCTTTTAAATTAGAACCATCCCAAATTTGAACTAAATGATCCCATTGACCACTAGTAAAGGTATACCCGCTAAAATTTTCGTTCCCTTGATACCATGCGTATCTTGTGCCTGAAGTTGCAAAATAGCTACCAACATAAGAGGCTGATGTTTGAGATGTTGTGTAAGGGAAAAAACCAATTACACCTCCATCTCCACCTGTTGAGTTTGGCTTTACCCAAGCACTCAAAGTATATGGTGTTGTATTTGACCAACTTCCTGAAGGTCTGCTTAAAGCACTAGTTCTAAATTCTTGGGAACTTCCACCATCAAAAGCGTTAGACCAATTATTTGAATATACAAATAAATGTTCATAATCACCACTTAAATGGTAAACATTGGTTGCAGTATTTACTAGGTCTACAACTCCGTATTGACCTAATATGGCATTTGGTTCACTTCCTGAAGAGTAATATGAATTTAAAGTAGTATTTACATCTGTTAAAAATCTAACTCTCCCAACACCTTTTTGAACTACTCGACAATTAAAACCCAAGGTTAAACCTGAAGGGATAGTAATATCAATTCTTGAACCTAAATCACAAACTATAACTTTGCCACTATCAGAATTACTTAGGGTAAATGATGCAGTTTTAGTTATTGTATCTTTAAAAGAAGCAGTTGCGACTGATGTAAATTGTGAAAGCCCTGCATCACTTGCCCCTGCTGTTGCCTGGGCAAAATAAAGTTTATGTGTGTCTGTGGCAAAATAAGGTTCACCCTGCACACACTCTTTTGCAAACTTTGATTTGTTTGCGTCAGTTCCTGTTTTAACTTTCAGTTGAAAGTCTTTTCTATTTAATTTTTGCTGTGCCATTTTACAAAACCCCTGCACCAAGACATGGGGATCCAGGTCTTAAACGATAATCTTGACTAGAAAGATCTACAAAAAGTGGATCAGCAACAATTAAACTTTGTGCAGTGTCATCACTTGTTACATCACTCCAATTATAATAACAGGCACCCTGGTGATTAGCAGGAATATATGATGTTGATTGTGCTATATTTCCTGATGATCCATCTTTATACAAAATGACATTCTTAAATGTATTTATTTGTGCATTAGAACTTCTAAATGGCTGACCTGAACCCCTAAAAACAAAAGTACAATTTGTAATGTTTATATCCCTTTTTGATGCATCCGATCTTTGTGCAAATAATTGAGCAGGGTTTCCGTGCATTGTGGTTGATGCTCCAAAGTCAAATAAACAACCATTAGCCGTTAAATTTAAGTAAACATTTGATGTTTGCCCATTACCAATCATTCCAACAAAGTTGGCATGAGTATTGATAAATTCACAATTATTTAATGTGACTTTATTGTTTTGATCACTTTGGACACTTATACCTGAAATATTAGTACTACCACCAGTGTCCACAAATTTTAGTCCGTTTACAATAATATCATTTGCAGGTGTTGTAGGTAATCCGAATTGTATTTGTTTACCACTTGTGCCCTGAACGCTACTTGTAAAAACAGCACCTAAACTGGTTTCTGCTTCATAAGTTACACCTGATGATGCCATTAATAAATTAGCTGACATAGTGTAAGCACCATTTTTAAAAATAACCTTACCACCTGAACCTGCACCACTTTCAGCACTTGATAAATTTGTTAAATCATAAGGGTCAGAAAAAGAACCATCTGCTGTTCCACTTTGTGTCCCGTTAAATACATATTTTGTAGCCATAATTTAGATTTGTTAAGTTGTTAAGAAATTGTTCCACCTGAAATAAGTTGTGGTGATGAATATCCTCCCAGGTCAGGTTTATTAAATCCTTGGATTTTTGGTAATCCACTTGCAGTAATATCATCTGAATCACCTGATATTACAGAATATGCTGTGCCATCTGTATCAATAGCCTCAATGTCAGGTTCAGCAGAATCTTTTTGAATTGAAAAACCTGTAGCTAATGCTTGTGGGGTATTACCTTGTACTTTGACAAATACATTAGGACTTGTGCCATTTAATAAAAAGGTAATATTACCATTTTCATCTGCGACAACCATTGCTGTTTTGTAAGGATTGTCAGTTACTTTAAAACTCTGATTTGCATAGGCACCTAAGTGAGGGTTTGCAGTTCCTCGCAATGCTGTATTTAGTGGTGTTTCAACATCAACTGAAGGTGCCTGGAAAGAACAGGTTCCGTCACCATCTTCTCGTAAAAATTTAGTTCCACCTGTTTCACCTGTAGATGTTATTGCAGTTCCATCAATATTGTTTTGTGTGGCTAAACTGCCTAAACCTGAAACACTACCACTTGGTAAACTCCCAGTTACATCAGATGTTAAATCAATTTGGTTTCGTGTTATTGTCTGACCACTAATAGTAATATAGTCATGTGTACCTGCAAGAGTTACATCAGTTGAATTGTCAGTACCTGAAGCATCTACACCTAAATTTGTCCTGGCAGTTGTTGCATTTGACAAGTCACTTAAATTATTACTGGCACGAAGGTTACCCACATTTGCCAGGTTAATAACATTTGCCAAACTAACCCGTTTAGTTGTACCTGCTGAAGACCCTGTTGGGTCATCCACATCCGTGATCGGCAATATGTCGGTTCCTTGAGGATCCGACAATTGATCTAAATTACTTATTATTTTATTAGCCATTTATTTATTCCTTAATTGAAAGCCAGGTAAGACCCGTCTTCAGTTTGCAAAAATGCCCCTGATTCAGCCTGGATAACTCCATCAGGACCAACATCAATGCCAACTATTGAGTCAGCATCAATGTCACCAATGTGTAATCCTAGTCCTAAAAATGGCATGTTATTTATTAATTAAAAGACAGGCACCTGAAACCAAAGTTAGTGAAGTGATGGGCATATATATAACCTGCCCCTGGGCAAAAGTTGTTCCATCACTTATTAAGTCTGCTGAATTTTCCATTGGTCCCGTAATGGCACCAATGACTGAATCTTCGGTAAACTGAACAGCACTGAATTTGCCTGTTGTCGCATTTGTAGTGTTAACATAAACGCACCCATTGGCACCCATGCTGTTTGCGATATTGATTGCTGATACTCCCATAATATTTAATTAGTTTGATAAATGTGCCTGGTAATGGTGTTGTTATAACTACCTACCAGGGGTGTGTTTTGTTGCTGTTGTTTTTCCACTCGATCAATCTGCTTTAGTAGAAATTCTTCTGCCCTGGACTCCTCTACCTGGGCCTTATCATACTGGGAGTCTCCACGGAAAAAATCTGCCAAAATAGCAGACAATAAATAACTTTGTAAAAAGTCAGGTATGTCAGTTGATGCATCTGTATACGGGGTAAAAGCCTGCCTGGATAAAACATAAACACTTGCCTGGGGATACTTCGGATCCAGGACAATTCTCCCGTCAATTAAAGTGTAAAAAATAGATAAAGCACTAATGTCACTATAGGGTGATTTGTCATAAACATTTAAAATGTCATTACTAATCGTTGCTGTTGCTTTAGCGTATTCACCTTGGGTGCCTACGCTATAACTTTGTATGCTAATTAACTCAGGCCACCTTGCTCTAGTCCAGGCATCCTTAGCACGAATATTTAATGAATTTATAAAGAAAAACTTATCAGTTGCATTTAGGCTTTGAAGCCCTGCAACTGACTTGAATTTATCTTCCAGGTCATCGTAATTCATCCCTGCTGTCCCCCCTGACCAGGTAATATTACCTGACTTGCCTGGCTGTAATTATGCCTGTTGAATTGTGAACGGGGCCTTTCCGTAAAAAGATTGTGCCTGTATTGCTTGCCCGTGTTTTTAACTTTGCTAATTGCTTCCAGTAAAATCTTGTCAGCAAATTGCTCTTCTAGTATTGCCTTCTGATTTTGCCCGTCTGACTTTAAATATAAAACATAGGCACCCTGGACCATATACTCAAAAAGGTTAAATGGTATTACATTTGTGTCACCTGACCCGTTACCAAAAAAGCCTGTTGTTCCATTTGGGCTAATAAGTTGCTTAATTGAATCTTCAATGTCGTTTTTGTAGGAAACATAAACAACCTGCCCGTCTAGATTTTGGTTAGTTAATATTTGAACTACCCTGGATCCTAAAATACTGATTGTCTCAAAAAATATATATTCTTTTCCGTCAATATTTGTCTTTGGGTCCAACTTGAAAATATTTAAAATAGAATCAATGTTATTGTCTCCAACCCCTACTTCAGTGCTAGAAGTAAAAGCATCATTATCCTTATTAAATATCCTTATTTGTTTGGTTTGATTTAATGTGACTGCTTCACCAAAATGGCAAAACTCAGGCCAAGGATATGACTCGTATGCTTTTCTGAAATATTGTTTTAATGCATGACGGAATAAATTTTGATCAAAAGTGTTTAATATATCTACACCAATAAGTGCTTTGAATTTAGATTCAGCATCAGTAAAACTTTGGTTCTTTGTGTCCATTAATCAGGTTGAATCCTGCACTCAGGATTATCACGCATAAAAGAATCTCGGCTTTTTTTATCGTCCCAAAAGCCAGGATCTTGCTGTTCCATTCTCACAAAAGTTGTTAAGTCAATCGCACCTGTTGGCTTCATGCTTTTTAAACTAGTGCCTTTTAAATGCTGATTGTCCCTGGCAACCTTGCGTTGCCGTTTCATATAAGTCTGCTTTTCGTAATATGCTTTTTTATTATTCTCCCTGGCCAAATAGTCATTTAACTCACTATCTGACATGCTTTTCTTACCGCCACGAATTATAATATTAAGACTCATAATAAATATAAAAAGGGGGAGCCACTACCCCACGAACTGGCTCCCCCATATTTTCATAACCAGGACCTATTAAACCTGGTTAAAAGTTAAACTATCGATCCCAATGGTTTACCTGCACTTGTTGGAGTGATGGTCAACATTGTACGGGCTAAACCTCGTTTACCACCCCCGTCAACATCTTCCAAGTCAATGGACTTAATGTCTTCAAGGAAACGAATAGACAAGTGATTGTCAGAAGGGATGATATAACCTCTGTTTCGAGAAGTTGCATCCAAAGCACCACCTGAAGTTCTACCATTGAGTAGAGTTGGCACTAGATAAACCCGTCCCCAGTCAGAAATATATTCCTGGACTTGTAATTTCAAGGTTCCGTCACCTACATTTTGAGTAAGTTGGAACGATGGTGAACCTGATGCAACATTTGTACGGGTCATGTCCGCAATTTCATTTAGACAATTTGGGCCACCTACTAATTTGTAACTAGTAGCGGATCCGTGCTGTTCAAAAATAGCCTGTAAAACTGAACGAAGATTGTCTTCGGTCATTGAACCTGCTGATGACAAGTCAAAACGAGAACCACTGACAGAACGATAACCTTGTTGAAGGCTTGAACCATAAGTTGTGGTGTTTGCAGGGTCCGTCCATGCACCTAACCCACTGAGCTTGTCACCTGCTTGACCTGTTCCAACTGCTTGGTCCTGGTCAGAGCAAATACATGCTTCAATATCTCTTTTTAACTCTATAAGGGCACGTGCTTTACTTTCGGTGTAAAGTGATGATCCAGGGCCTGCCACATCAACTGCTTCAGCCTGGGGCGAAGATGCAAATGTGCGTTGGATTTGTTGGATTCTGTTTCCTAATCTCGCACGATCAGCGGTTTTGTCAACGAATCCACCATCGAATGCCAATGGTGCCCCGTCAATTACTCCTGGAAATGAAACTTCTGAAAGGTCATCAACCATCCATTCCGTAAACATTGCTTTGGCCTTTGGCCCTCGTGATAACATTGCGAACATTGGAGTGGATTCCACGGCAGTTCTGCGTAATGTATTATCTAGTGATTCTCTTGCCCCTCTGACAGATGGTCTGTCTCCTAAGTCATATGATGTTGCTAATGGCATAATAAATATTCTCCTGTAAATTTTAAAGTTATGATAAAAAAGCGATTAATTGATCTTCAGTGACATTGCCTGACCCTAAAACTTTGGACTTTGATTTTTTTACTTTTTGAACGGGGGGAGAAACTTCACCAATTGGCTCAGTTGGTGGTGTAGGTGTAGCTTTCTTTAAAGGTTTTACTTCTTTGTTTTTTACTGCCCTGCACCCCTCAACAATTAAAGATTTTATATACAACCCGTTGGGTAATGTATCTAAAACCTTAAACCTGTCGTTTTGGTTTATCGATTGAAGCAATTTGAACTCTTCGGATTTTGGTTCCTTTAGGAAACCAAAAGTCTGACTAGCTAAGTTATTGGATTGATGTTTTTCCTGTAAGAATTTCATCCTGGCAGGTATTTCTTCATCCAAGCAATCTTCGGCATTATCTCTAATTTGCTTTATTTGCTCTTTAGAAAATTCCTGACCATTTTCCTCAACATACTCCTGACCTTCGTGCTTTCGTGCCCATTTCTTGGCACTAATTGCTTCCTGGCGAAGAGTTTCTAATTCTTCAAATGTTTCAACTTCATTAACCGAAGCAGATTTTGCTTTTTCTTCAGACTTTTTTTCTCGTAAAGAATTTAATTCATTTTGCAGTGATTCATAATTCTCTTCAGCACTTTTTGCACGGGCAGTTAATTTTCCTACCTGTCGTAAAAGTTTCTGTACTGATTTTGGAGTTTCCTCCTGGTCAGTATCGTCCTCAGATTCAACTTCATCCTCTTCAGTTTCGTCCCCTGATTGTAAAAGATCATTGTTCCCATCTTCTTCTTCAGTCTCTGCCTCTGATTCAGTGGCAACTAGTTCAGTAGATGACTCATCATCTGTTGGCTCACTGGATATAAAATTCAGCAAATCATCATTTGTGAGATTTTCGTTAGGCATGTCTTCTGTTGCAGTTTGCTCGGCAACCTCGATTGTATTTTCTTTAATCTGCATTTTAATTAAGTCGCATTCTTGTCTGCAGAGTTACCCCTGCCATGAAACTTAATTTTAACCTAAAAAAATAAGTTTTAGACTAAAGATCAGGAGTAAATTCAATTACTTCATCGTCTAGCCATTTATTTACCCCTTGAACAACCGCACTTACAATCTCGGCTTCATCCAGGTCTGACTCTTTTGAAAACTGATTACAAAGCTGAATGACCCCTGATTTTACTTGGTCAACTGGATCCACTTTTAGCACTTTCTATTTCCCGTAAAATTATATCCAGGACTGAAATGCAACCACTCGTGTGGGCAAGCAATTGGGGATTTTCCACAATTGCTGTGCTTGTTAGGTCACTAATATATGCCTCTCGGTATTTCTTAAAGTGATCGACTATAAATTCAAAGTCAGGTCTATCTTTTAAAGCCTGTACGGCCTGATCTAAATTATCCATTTGCGACAGCATTGGTTGCAGGGACATTACCAGGAGGTGCCCCTAATTTGCCCGTTAGCCCATTTCTTCGTTGTTGGTCCTGGAAGCTAATTTGTTTCATATAATTATCTAGCCTGGCTTTAAAACCTTCATCACTTTGAAGCCTTTGCTGTACATCTATTGCAGGTATTTCTTCGGTCCCCTCAAGGAATCCTTCAACTACCTGTCTTCGTAATTGTGTGTTACTATTCTCAGGAGCATTTACAACTTGCCCTGATGCAATTTTAGCTAAGTCAGCACTTGTTTCCTCAATTTCTTTTTGACTTGATGCCTGTTGAGGCATGATCAATCGGTCAGCCAGGTTAGGGTCAATTGATTCAGCATATAACTTCATCAACTCCCCAAAATTAGCTTGGCCCTGCCTGTCGTACTGAGCAAAAACTTCACCGAGTGCTTTTAATTTATCCAGGACCTTATCCTGGTCTAATGAGTCAGCATTAAAGGTAAGTTTAAAGTCAAACTGCTCACTAGTTTCCTCAAATGCAACCTGTATATCCTGTTCATTCCCAGTAGCCCGTGCCCATTGTTCAGCACCTCCATATGTTCTTTGCAGGTGCCAAAGTTGTTTTAACACAGGTTTCCAATTAGATAGCCACATGCTTACCATTTCCTGGCGAATTAGATTTGCCTCAACCTGGTCTTCATTACTTGTGGGCCTGCCTGCAATCTTGTTGGCAATCATTCGCATTTCATTTTCCACCTCTGTCGATGCAGGTGAATATGGAGGTATGTCCATAAACTGAACTTCGCCAGGTCTGCGAATTGGAATAAAACTACCAGGCCCTATCCTTTCAGGCTTACGGCCCGTTTGGAACATAATAGGTGGAATAGTTGACAATGATGCACGATCAATTCGTGAATCAATTTCAACTTTTATAGCCTGCTCATAAGGCTGTAAAATTTCACATAATCCCCGTGAGTCTAAAATGCGATGGTTTATAGTTTCCCTGCAAAAACTGGTAAATGGATATTTACCCTGGGCATAGGAATTTAATTCATGCTTTGCGTACCCGTCTAAGTCTTCACTGAAGATGGTGTGACTTATCAAAGGCACTCCATCTTCATCCAGTTCCCTTCTGTAACAACTAACCAACCTGATCAAACCTTCATAGTGTTCAATATCATCGTGGTTCCTGTGTTCAGGAAAATCTGTAAAGTCACTGGATGCATTATTTGACCCAACTTTTTCAATTAATTCATCCACATACTTAGGGTCAAAACCCTGGGTGAATACCATTTCCTTTAACGATTCAGGGGAATGATGATGAATGCAGTAAACTGCCCTGGCATTCTGAATGTCACTTAATACATTGCTGTCAAAAATTATGTCCCTGCCAATTTCATAGGATTTTATGCATGGTCTGTTGCTGACCATTCTTTCCCTGGGCACTTCTGCCTGCCCGTTTTCAGCCAGGTCTTTTATTATTTTATTAATCCGTTTCTTTTTTAAATTTGGAAATATTTGGGCAAGTAATGCATTTGCTGACTTATCTTTTGCCATAATGGCTTCAGCTAAATCAGGACTCTGTTGAGCAATTTCTTCCAGGGAAATTGGTGCGTAATACCGATCAATTTTTCTGTGCCAATAGGTGCCCAGGACTCCGTTGCCATACATTTGAACATTGTTTGCCAGGATCCCAACCTCTCGGTCAAATTCATCCATTTCGGACAAAGTCCATTTCATGTATTTGCCAACTAAACTGGCAACCCGTATGTCAGTCGGCTCAGTTGGCATTGCTTTTAAATTACCACCTGAAACTGCCCGTTTCATCATGGCAACATCAGCACAAATAATTTGGTCAATTAAACCAACTGCCTGGTCACTGGCTCCAGGCCAGGGAAAGGCATGTTGACCTTCTTTCTTATTAGTTCTGTAATTTCGCCCTGGCCAGGCTCCAAACCTAGTATCACGGGCGGTATCGGCCTTGTCCTTATAGTAGGAAAGATTACCCCTGCATCGGTTTAAATCCTCCTGGAGTGACTCAATGTCAGGTTCTTCTGAATAGTTTTGTTCATTGGGTTTTTCCATCCAACCCTAAGTATAAATTAAAATCAGGAATTTTAGACTTGAACTTAGCCAGGGCAGATTGCTCCGCCCTAAATATTACCATTTTGTCAGTGCCACAAAACTCAGCTATTTCGTCCAGGGTCATTTGTGGGTAATCATCCCCTGGTTTTGTCAGGGATGCGTTTTTAACAATTAAGTAACGAAGCAGTGTGTCTATCCTGTCAGCCCGTTCCTGTTTAGTTTCACAGGACTCTTGCTGTTTTTTCATCCACTAGCTCAAGGGTCACTTCTTGTTTTAATTTGTATAAATAACCTGGTTTTTTAACAGCAATACGGGTAATTCCGTCATATGTTACCTGAATTAAACGGGCATTGACCAATAACCTGGTCACCACAGCAGATTGATACCTGGGGAACACTTCAGGTTTAGGCTCCCTTAATCTTCGCTTGATCGTGCTTACTGAAATGTCCAGTTTATCACTAATTTTTTGGTAGGATAATCCTTTATCACGAAGGGCCTGTAATTCTTCTTTAGATACTTTACGCATATTGTTTCCTGGTAAGTGATTTTATGTTATTTTTCTTAATTAGAAAAAAGGGGGTTTTGCCTGAGTAACTTAAAAAACAATTCCGAATATTTTTTATTGTGCTGTACCCATGTATAATTGCAGTTTGATCAGTTATTTGTTTGTTCAGATCCACAATTGGAGTTTGAACAAAAACAAAATAATCAGGCTGATTCTTGAAAGTGGTTGCCTGCTGATTAATAGCAAACGAGTCTTTGGGACTCGTTTTTATGTCATAGGTTTTTCCATTATTCAGCTTAAAGTCATACCATTTTGAACTGGTGCCCGTGTGGGTCCTGGTCTCCCAGGTAAAGTCAGGGAAAAAATTAAAGTATTTTGCAAATGCCAATTCTCCTATGCACCCCTGCAAGCAATTCATAATATTTAATCCAGGCCTTTTGCTCATTCTATTATGCGAGCATCTAAGCAGGCTAACCTGAATCAGGTGTTCAATTTCGTTAGCCTCTATAACTATCTTATGCATCAGTAACCACCTGGCTCACTTATTCTTAATTCTGAATCCTCAATGTAGGAATAATTGCCAATTGCCACATATCGAAGGCAGTCAACAGGGTCCTTGGTCACAGCCTTCATTCCGTCATCTATGCTGTAATTCATACAGCAAAATAAAGTGTTACCTACCTGGTCAGAAAAAAACAATTTGGGCCTGTTGCTCAGGTCAATTTCTTTCTCTTTGTCATAAGACAAAAGAGAATTAATTGCCTGCAATCCATCTTCTATGGGCAAGCCTTCAGCAGGGTAAACATTTATTCCATGATCTTGAAGGTCACTAATTATATTACTCGTTCCTTCGCTTTTTGCATAAGTTGCACTTCCCATCCTGGGGTCAATTATTATTTCAACATTCCCGTGCATACCTACCACTTCTTCATCATCAATGCCCTTGAGCATTTTCCTGATTATTTTTGCGTAGTCTCCTATCCCATTACCATTTGGCTTAGATGCATCCCCTGGTACTCCTTTTTCCCCTTTATCCAGGTCAGCCCATTCCCCAATATCCACACCAGGCCATTCCTTTAAAACATAATGCACACCGAAAACATCAACAGCCACTAACAGAATAAACCAGGATTTACTACCTGCAGGGTCTATGGATAAAATATAATTACAGGGGTTATTCTTCTTATCTTTAACAACTGGAATATCCTGGTGCTTCATTACAACACGGGAGTCTAAATTCCTGAATGTCGTGTTGCTTGGCTTGGTTGGGACCCCGTAGGCCCTGGTTAAAATTTCATCCCTTTTTGCCCCTTCCAATTGCATTTTCATGGCAGGCCAACCCCCATAAGGGTTGTCTGCCGTATGAAAATATAATATTTGTGCATTCTTCCGTACAGGTTGTTGTACAACAGGGACCCGTTCACCAGGTAATAATTCTGCTTCCTTGTCTTCCAGGGTAACAGCCCCTGACAAAAAACTATTAACCACACTGGTCCACCCTGATATTGTCGTAAAGGTACTGATTACCCTGGCAGGGATCCCTGTTTTAGGGTCTGCCCTAGATAAACACCTATACCTACCTGTGTTTAAAAAATTTTGGGGCACCTCTTCGTCAAACCAAATTCCTATATTATGCGTGCCTGGTTTTGCCTGTTCCCTGCAACCAACTTCACCACCCTCAATAGTTTCAATATTTTGGGACCAGTTACGAAATACACAGGTGCTTCGATTCGGTAAAAT